ACTAGGAATTTTGAACGAAAATGAACGACCGTTGAACGAAAATGAACGACCGTTGAACGAAAATGAACGACCGTTGAACGAAAATGAACACACTTTCTTTTGTTCAAATAAATCATTTTCGTTCGTAAACTCGTTAATTTGTGATTTTGAATTGCTTGAATGTGATGACGAGTATTTTTGGTCTCCTAGTTTAATTCGCAGACAAGAAGAGCGAAGAAGTAAATTTGAGAAAAAGCAGGAGCAACGTAGGCTCGCAGGCATTAAAAGTGGAGAAGCTCGCAGAAAAAAGGAACAAAATCGAACGACCGTTCAACGAACTTCAACGGTCGTTGAACAAAACGAACAAAAGGAAAGGAAAGGAAAGGAAAGTAATAATATAGAGAGAGATACGCGCGTGCGTGAAGATGAAAATCCTCTATCTATGTTTGACGATGATGAAATAAAAAATAAACCTATTTACGAATTGTATATGAAATCAATTGGAGTTGTATCACCTGCTATTAAAGAGCGGTTAGATGATCTAGTTGAATCATATGGTAAGGAACGAGTTATTGTTGCTATCAATACCACGGCCGATAACGGGGGTAATAGTATCAAGTATGTTGAAACTGTTACAGCAGGGAATTTAAAAAAGGAGGTGAATAAAGATTTTGGAACCACTAAACGTAACAGCAGCAATAGAGGCTCTTCGAGAAAAGACGAGCAAGTTGACTGGCAAGCAGAATATGAAAGAGTACACGGTAAAAAATGAGTTCTTTTATCCAGTTTATGATAAACCAGTAGTCATTCAAACTAATGTTAATACTACCTATGCTGCAGTTGGAATTCCTAAGCGCTATTATGAAATGGATTTTGAGTGGTTGCGCAAGCATGGTAGCTTTCCTAAAGAAAACGCTGAAGCCTATGCTGTGGTTAAGGAGTACTCTCATAACCTAAAAGAAAATCTTGAGTCTGGCAAGGGCCTCATATTAAGGGGCCCAGCTGGTACGGGCAAGACATCTATTGCAGTTAGCCTTCTAAAAGAAGTTATGAGACTAGGTAAAGGGTGCTTAATGATTTCAATGCCAAATCTACTGGATAATATGCTTACGTTATCTAAGGGTGATAATGTAGCCTATCTGAGCTATGAGCAAAAACTTAGAAATATTCCCTTGTTATTGCTTGATGATTTTGGAGCAGAATATTCAAAGTCTGACTGGGTAGTATCTAAGGTTGAAAGCGTTATTATTGATCGCTACAACCGAATGAAGCCTATAATTCTTACGACGAATTATAGCGAGACCTGGACTGAAAAGAATTATAGCCAAAGAGTATATGACCGGTTACGCGGCGAATATGCGGTGGCTATATTCAATGGAGAATCACACCGATGAAGATTCTCCTGCGATGTCAGTTTAGGTTTAGAAAGAAAGCCCATAACCGATTCCCAACGTTAAATGAGTATATTGACTGTGAGCGTGGTTCGACTATAGCAGCCGCCGCTATGAAAAAGAAATGCACCGAGCAAGTCAAAGAACAATGTCTATCACAACAGATAGAATCGGTTAAGGGTAAAGCAGACCTATTATTTGAATGGCACTCATCAACTAGGCATGATCCTGACAATGTAGCTTTTGCTAAGAAATTTATTCTTGATGGACTACAAGCTGCAGGAGTGCTAGAAAACGATAATAGGAAATTCATCGGGACTATGGCTGATGAGGTTGTAAATGACGATGATGATTTTGTGATTGTACATATCACAGAACATATGAGTATATTCCTATAGTCGCTAATAGCCATAAAAATCAAAATTTCATATGTATAAGAACGTTTTAATGCGTTAATGAGTGAATCTTCATGAAGTTGGAATAAAACACAATACGGACTAAAATAAAGCGTAAAGGGGGGGATGCATTTGAATGAATGCGAAATTGAAAAAATCACTAGGTTGGCCACTGAGGTGGCTACTAAAACCTACTATGAATTAGCAAAGCAAGAAAATGCACAGCTGGGTCGTAAACTTCGACACAACACGATCAAGCTATTAAAGCATTATAGTCAGTTACAGTCATATGTAGACAATGCTATCATGGATTCGACACAAGCCGATGATATATGGCTCAATGAACTGTTGATTGATATGTTTGACGATAAGAGCATTGTGAAAGTGAATGCGATTGTTAAAAGCAAAGAAAAAACAGCATTGATGATGCGACATGTAAATAACATGCTCGATATCTATGCTGAGAAGTGTAGCGACAAGCAATTCAAATATTGTGAATGCATGCGCAGGTATTATATTGATGGAGAAACCTTAGAAGAGATTGCTGAATCATTTCCTGAAAAGCCAGATGTTCGTACCATCAAACGTTACATCGCTAGAGGGATTGAAGAGTTATCTGTATTGCTATGGGGCGTTATTGGATTAAATACAAAGCTAGCCTGAAAAATTGTCCCAAAACTGTCCTAGACCTGTCCTTCTTGACAGTTTATAATGATAGTGTGAGTTAATAGGGAAACAAATACTATCTCTCTCAACGACACAGTGAATACCTAGAACACTAAAGCAAAAGACCACTTAATCCATATGGTTAGGTGGTCTTTTTGCATACAAATTTTAAGGAAGCGAGGTGAATGCGATTGACAGATGTGTATTGTGAAAAGAGGCGATGCCTCAATAATGTAAAAGGTTGGTGCAAGGCTAATGGAATTCATATTGATCACATGTGCAAATCGTATGCACCATCACATTCGTTAGTAAAGACAAAAACCGCAAAGGTTCATAAGGAATGCGGTAAATATAAGCAAAATAAAGGCGTATTAAGATAGCTTTTGGGGCAGTACCCGCGCTAAATAATAAAAAATAAATTAAAAAAATACACGTTTCGTTGAATTTTTGAGTAATTTTTTTTGGTAGGTTCTTCTGGGAAAAATTGAAAGCGTGCGGTGGCCGAGACCCCAAAAATTGCCTAGATTTTAATTTTTTTATGACCTTGCTAGTGATACAGGTAATGAAAGGAGGCTGATTGATAAGTGAAAATTACAGATGATTTGAAAACGGCAACGGCCTCGCAGTCAAACCTGGCAAAAGCACTTGGACTCTCGCGCCAACGTGTTTCACAACTGCTCCAAGAAGGGGTTTTAGCTACCGATGAAAAGAATAATATTCTGGTTATCAAATCCGTTATCAATTATGTCAAATATAAGGGGCAATCCTCTGCTGAAGAGGAAAGTAGTTCCGATGATGCGATATTTGAGGTTGAAAAGGCTAAAAATGAACGCGCAAAACGCAAGATCGCCGAGTTGAAACTAGCCAAAATGAACGGCGAGGTGTACTCAGCAGATACTGTAGAACAGGTTATGACAGAAATGCTTGTTAATTTGCGTACACAATTGTTAGGATTGCCAACTAAATTGGCACCACAGCTACAAAATATAACAAAAGAAGAAGCATATAACCTGTTAACACAAGAAATAGAGGATAAATTGTCCGAATTAAGTGAATATACGCCATCATTATTCATGGATAGCGATGAGTTAGACGATGATAAAGCGCCAAATTAGGCGCTTTTTTAATGCAAAAAAAGGAGGTGATAGCATGAAAACGGCAAAAGAATTGTGGCAATATGTTTCTAAAACGGGCCTGAAACCATTACCAAAAACGAGTGTTAGCCAATGGGCTGACGATTATCGCATGCTATCACAAGGCCTTTCTGCTGAACCAGGGCGTTGGAAAACGAGTAGAGCACCATATCAAAAAGATATTATGGATGCTTTCACGCAACCTGGTATCAATAGGGTAGTGGTTAAGTCAGCATCGCAGGTCGGGAAGGCTCTTGATGTAGAAACACCAATTATGACAACTACAGGATGGAAACGCATGGGCGACTTAACCATTAATGATCAAGTTTTTGATGAAAATGGTAATCCTGTTCGAGTCTTAGCAGTTAGTGAAGTGTGGAATAACAGACCTTGTTATGAAATTCGCTTTTCAGACGGAGCAGTTATTATCGCTGATGAAAACCATGAGTGGTGCGTAGATACTGATAAAAAGCAAGGCATAATTATTGATACGCATACCATTAGTCAAACATATAAAAGTGGTAATCGTAATACATATGCTATTCAGATTGCTAAGGCGTTAGATTTCCGTAGTAATGTTCGATTACTTGTGGACCCATATACATTAGGGGCTTGGCTAGGCGATGGGAATAGTATGTCTGCTCAGATTACAACTCATATAAAGGATGTTGCGATTATCAAGAAGATTGAGGAAAACGGAGTTCGTGTAAATATCCGCCAAAAATCTACCAATGTTTTAAATACACAACTTGAACCGCTAGAGCTTGACGAAAATATTTGTCGTCGAGGCCATGATATGCGTGTCACCGGCAGAAATAGTGTTGGAAGATGTGCAGAATGTGCACGTCAAAGTGCTTTAAAATCCAAATGGAAGGGTGTTAAAGATATTAAAGTAGACCCAGTTATAAAACATTGGGATACGATGCGGAATAAGTTAGTATCTCTTGGTGTACTTGGTAATAAACATATACCAGTATCGTACTTGGAGGCATCAGTAGATGACAGATGGGCTCTTTTGCAAGGCCTAATGGATACTGATGGTTTCTGCTCAACTAATGGTATTTGTGAAATAACGCAAAAAAACAAACATTTAGCAAATGATATATTCGACTTAGTGACCTCGTTAGGATTGAAACCTACTATACATACGAAATGTGCAGTGGCTACAAATGGAAAAGCAGGGAATACTAGCACAGTTTATCGGATTACATTTACAGCATATGCAGATTCTCCTGTATTCGCTTTGAAACGTAAACAGGACAGATTGATTAGTAGATCTATTGCTACACGTAAGAGTGAATCAAAACGTCGTAGGATTATTTCTGTTAAACGTGTAGAAAATCGCGAAACAGTGTGTATCGAAGTCGATAGTCCAACACATTTATTCCTAGCTGGCCGTAATCTTATTCCTACTCATAACTCAGACATAATGAATAATGTGCTAGGGCGATACGCTCATCTTGACCCATGTGCGGTTATGATGATTCAACCGACTATCGAATTGGCTCAAGATTATTCAAAATCTCGTATTTCTCCAATGATCCGTGATACAAAAGTACTATCACAGGTATTCTATGAAACGAAATCTGAAGACGGTGCCAAAACAAGAGATGGTAAGAACACAATCTTATCTAAGTTATTCCCTGGTGGTCGTCTTATTATGTGTGGGGCGAACAGTCCGGCAGGATTGGCATCACGTCCTGTGCGTGTGCTACTTGCGGACGAAGTAGACCGATTCCCAGATAGTGCCGGTACAGAAGGTGACCCAGTAGACCTTGCTGCCAAACGTATGACAACATTCTGGAATAGAGTTATGGGGCTATTCTCCACGCCAACTAATGAAGGTAGCTCACGAATCGATGTAGAGTATCAAACAGGTACGCAAGAAGAGTGGCAACATGAGTGTCCTAATTGTGGTGAGTATCATTTGATACGACATACTGAGATGGAATGTGAGACAGAGGAACATAAGGACACTAAAGGCCGGAAGATTGTAGTAGTTAGTGATGTGAAATGGCGGTGTCCAGATTGCGGATCTACATTCTCTGAAGACGAAATGCGGAAAGTCCCTCAAAAGTACATATCGAAAAACCCAGCTGCGTTGCATAATGGCATACGCAGTTTTTTTGTGAATGGATTCACGTCTCCGTGGCTCACATGGAATGACATAATGAGGGAATGGCTAGAGGCAAAAGGTGACCCTACACGTGAAAAAGTAGTTATGAATACTCGTTTTGGTGAATCATATGCGCAACAAGGTGCATTCGAAGACTATCAACAATTCATTAGGCGCCGTGAGAAGTACGGCGCAGACCTTCCGGACGGTGTGTTACTGCTAACTGGTGCCGTCGATACACAAGACAACCGGTTAGAGTATGAAATCACCGGTTGGGGGTACGGTGAAGAATGTTGGGGGATCTGTAAGGGTGTTATCTTAGGAGAACCTGATAATAAAGCGACATGGGATGCACTTGATGCGGTACTTGATAAGGTGTACCGATTTAAGAACGGAACAGGGCTTAAAGTAGCACGTGCTTTCATTGACTCCGGCGGTCACTACACGTCAAAAGTATATGAATACTGTGAAAAGAACTTCAGCAAGCAACGATTTGCCATCAAAGGTACGGCCGGAACACCTGGCATACCGTTAAATTATAAGATTGGTAAAGCATCTGGAAGCAAGATTCCACTTGTCATGCTAGGTGTAGACGATGGGAAACAACAGGTAATGAACCGATTGGCCATCGATGAACCTGGCGATAAGTACTTTCATTTCCCTTTGGATGAAGAATTCCTAGGAACTAGAGGGTATGACGAGTTGTATTTCAAAGGGATCATTTCGGAACACAAGAAGAAAGTAAAACGTAAGGGCGTTATCCATGAAATATGGGAACCTACTGCAGGGGTTCGTAATGAACCTTTGGACTTACGTGTATATAACCTAGCGTGTATGAACTCAATACATCCTGATTGGGATAGATTGGCGGAAGTAGTTAAAGGTGGAGGCCATTCCACTACAGCAGTAACTACTCAACGAAAGAAACCAATGCGGAAACGTGTTCGCAGAGCTAGTAAAGCAGCAGATATTTAGGAGGATGTATGGCAACTAGTTATTCAAGTAAGCCAAGGCTAATTGATGTCCGGTTAGAGTGGTACGTCAAGGCTGAGGAAGCAATATTGACTGGCCAAAGCTATACAATCGGAAATCGGACTCTTACAAGGGCAAATTTAGCAGAGGTAAGAAAAATGATTGATGATTTAGTGGCAAGAGGCGCCAAATTACCTGGTATGGATACCGATAATGGACGTGGAAACCGGTCAAAAAGGGTAGTTTTTAGAGATTAGGAGACTAAAATGGCGAGAAAAAACAAGAAATTTAGCGCTAAAATAGGCACTCCGAGGGCTAAAAATAGCGGATATAGTGAGGGAGGAGCCTCTCATAATAACAAATCATTGAAGGGATATAACCCTAGAAAACTGGGTTATAAGGCTGATATTGGTGCAAATCTATCAACTTTACGTGACAGATCCGCAGATTTAGCCATCAATACACCAGTCGGAACGGCTGCAATCAATACGAGTACTACTCATACAGTAGGTGCAGGTCTCAACGTGTTCCCTAGACCTAAGTTTCAAATCTTGGGAATCAGTGCAGAGGAGGCTAGAGCATGGGCTCGTAAGGTTCGCGCTGAGTTTGACTTATGGGCAGAGTCAAAAGACTGTGATATTTATCGAAAAAACAATTTATATGATATGCAAAGCATAGCATATCAAGGATATCTCACAGATGGTGATAGTTTTGCGGTATTTAGACGTAAGCCGACAACACCAGATATGCCGTATACGTTGCGCCTTCAATTAATTGAAGGTAATCGTGTAAGTAATCCGCTTACTGATTCCACATATGTTACAGGCGACCCAACTGGCGTTGAAGCGCTTAACCAAGATAATGGGAACCGCATATTGAATGGTGTAGAAATCGATACTGACGGTGCTATTGTAGCCTACTGGGTATCTAATCAAGTACCTGGCGAACCGGTTTCAAGCCTGTTAACTACGTGGGCAAGGGTTGAGGCATACGGAAAGCGTACAAGTATTCCTAATGTGCTTCAAATTAGTAATGATACTAGACCGGAGCAATATAGAGGGGTGCCTTATTTAGCCCCAGTCATTGAAACACTAAAGCAAGTGTATCGGTACACAAATGCAGAACTTACATCTGCGATTATTAAGTCCTACTTTGCTTTATTCTTTACTGAAGCCGTTACAAACTCCGGTTCGTTAAATGATATGTTGGCCGACAATGGGGTTGATGATCCAACGGAACCAGTAGTTGATGTATCAGAATACAATTTAGGACCTGGTACATTAAACGCCTTACCGAAAGGTGTAGACGTAAAGAGTGTTGATGCTTCCAACGCTCAATCTACTTTTGAAGTATTTAGTACTCAACTCATCAAACAAGTAGGTGCTGCACTTAACCAGCCTTACGAAGTATTGATGAAGAACTTCAACTCCTCGTATTCTGCAAGCCGCGCAGCAATGTTACAGGCTTGGGAAGAATATAAACTACGGCGTAAGTGGTTCGCTCGTGATTTCTGTCAGCCTATCTATGAAGTGTGGTTAATGGAAGCCGTAGCGAATGGACGAATAGAGGCACCTGGTTTCTTTGATGATCCATTAATTCGAAAAGCATGGTGCAATGCTGATTGGTTTGGACCGACTATGTCCATCCTTGACCCAGTTAAGGATATGAATGGCAGTACACTTCGCGTTGAAAATGGAGTTTCCACTCGCGAACGTGAAGCGGCTGAAATGACAGGGACAGACCTTGAAGAAAACATTGCACAACTTGCATTTGAAAAGCAACTCATGGAGAAATACGGCATGGGGCTAGCTGATGCGGGTAATCCTTCCGTTGGCTCTAAATCTGAAGCGAAAGGAGGTGAAGAGGATGAATAAATTTTGGTCTGTTAAGAATTTTGTAAATCAAAATGGTACTGGCCAATCTGAGTTGATTTTATATGGTGATATTTCTGAGACTTCTTGGTGGGGCGATGAAATTACACCACGTGAATTTGCAAGTGACTTAGCTAGTTGTAATGGTAATGAATTAACAATGCGCATCAACTCTGGAGGTGGTGACGTATTCGCGGCACAAGCTATCCACAATATGATCAAAGCCTATACTGGAAAAGTAACAGCACACATTGATGGCTTATGCGCGAGTGCAGCTACAATTATCGCATGTGCGGCTGATAAGGTAATCATGCCAAGCAATGCTCTGTACATGATTCATAATCCATCTGTATTTTTAGGCGACAGCTTTGATGCGGACGGACTAACTAAAATGGCGAATTATTTGGAGAGTGTTAAACAAACCATTGCAAATGTTTATCTAAGTCGTAGTGATGTTTTGACGCCCGAGCAGATAAATACACTTATGGATGACGAAACGTGGCTTACAGCGGATGAGGCGAAGTCCTACGGCCTAATTGATGAAGTAGACACGGCGATTACTGATAAGGCTGTTATGAATGATGGGATGGTTATCGTTAACAAAGTATCTTGCAAATATTCGGCCAAAAATGAAGCCAAAATCAAACAATTTTTAAAACATAAGGAGAAACCTATGACTGAAAACCAATTCATGGCAAGCTTAAAAGGTTTGCTCGGTATTTCTACAAACGAGCCCGCGGAAAATGCAGCAGTAACAGCAGAACGCGAACGCGTTGAAACCTTAAACGCACTAAAAGGGAACAATGAAGTTATCAATCGTTTAGTAGATGTGGCTGTTAAAGAAGGTAAAACTGTAGATGAAGTAACACCTTTCATCTCCGCCGTATCCGATATTCCTGTAACTGATAACAAAGTAGTCGACCAAATTCGACAATTGGTTATCGATCAAATGGAATCCGGTGCGGATGAAGTGGCACCTCAAGGTGCATCTACACCAGAAACCAATGATGCAGTAGCTAAAGCTAGTGCAATTGATGAAGTTGTAGCATATGCAAATGCTAAGAAAGGCGGTAAATAATGGCGTATTTCGAACAAGTAAATGGCGTCGCAGCTGATTACCTATTAGGTGGTGGCGGTGTGCCTGTATTAACTCAAAATGTAAAAGCAGCAGTTGGTGAATATAAACGCGGCCAAGTTCTTGAAAATAACTCTGGTACGTTCCAAAAAATTGCAAGTGGTAAACCTGCAGGTATCGTGGTATCCGACACTACTACAACTACTGATCACAATGTAGTGACTGTATATGTCTCTGGTCGCTTTAATCGAGAAGTATTGGTAGTTGACAAAGCTTACAAAATTAATGAACATGAAGCGGATTTTAAAGACGCTCACTTATTCTTAACTAGCATTAAATAGGGGGAACTATATAATGGCAATTGATTTCAAAGATACATTATCTTTAATGCAAGCTGTAGAACGAATGAAAACTCCGGCAAGTTTCTTGCTTGATACTTTCTTCCCACAAGTTCCGGCAGTTGCAACTTCTAAAAAAATCGCAGTAGAAACTCGTAAACGTGGTCGCACTCTAGCACCTTTTGTATCTCGTGGCGCATCTGGTGTAAATGTTAAACGTGCCGGCTCTAAAATTGCTTTATATGAAGCGCCTATGATGGGCCCTCGTACAGTAATTGATCCTGAGCAACTTGACCAACGTGCATTTGCGGAAAATATTGTATCTACAATGACACCTGCGCAACGTGCGGCACAAATGCAAGCTGAAGATTTGTCTTATTTGCAAGGCACAATCATCAATCGTAAAAATAAAATGGCGGCCGATTTGCTTACCACTGGTAAATGCAAAATCGAAGGTTATGCTGATGACGGTGCGACTGTTCTAACTGATGAAATTGATTTTGAATTTGAACAAGACATCACACCTACTACTGCATGGGACCAAGCTGGTGCCGATATTTATGGCGACTTGAAAATGGCGTCCGAAAAAATTCAGGAAAACGCAGGAATCGTACCAACTGTATTAGTTGTCGGTAAGAATGTTGAAAAATATATTCTTGATAACGCATCTATCAACAAGATGTTGGCTATTCCTAATCGTGAAAACATGACAATGTTTAACTTTGCGCCTGAATACTTATCTCCACAAGTTCGATATGTTGGCCGTATCATGTCCTTAAACATTGATGTGTATGCATATCTTGAAACATATCAAGATGATGAAGGCAAGGTAAAATCCTTTATCGGTGATGATGCTGCGGTATTAGGTGTTCCTGGCCGTGGCCGTCAACAACATGCAGCAGTAACATTGCTTAACGATGACAACCAATTCACAACATATGCAGGTATTTATGTACCTTATTACTATGCTAATAAAGCTACACAAGAATTAACATTATCTGTATACTCCCGTTGTGTATTGATTCCTGAAACTATCGATGATTGGGCTACTATTAAGACTAAATAGGGGGTAACCTACTTATGAAAATCAGAGTATTAAAGGGTTATTTAGCACACGAAGGCGAGATGTATGGTAAGGGCGAAGTAGTCGATATCAAAAAGAAAGCAGTCGCGTTGTCCTTGCTTGAATCTGATAAGTTTGAATCTGCTGAAGATGATCCTATTGAAGCGCCGAAGCCATTGGAAGTCGTTCCAGATGAACCGGAAGAAGAAATGGAATTACCTGAAGTTGATGCGGAAGTTACGGTGAAAAAATAATGCGATTTAGAGATTACCTAGAAAGCGATATTGACGATGTATTCCTAAATGAGGACGAATTCGCCGAAGGGCATGATCTAAATGGCACAGTAGCTAAAGCGGTTATTCAATCGCCAACGGCGAGAGAGTCATTCTTGTCGAATGGCTCTCACGTATCAAATGACGGATTGCACGGGGTGTCTGTATTTGTGCATTGCAAATTAAAGGACATCCCTGAAATTCCATCACAGGGGAACGTATTCCGATTAGACGGAGACGTTTACGTCGTTCAAAGTGCAATGGAAGAAGATGGGTTAGTATCCATTGAATTAAGAGCAGAAGCTAGAGGCGGTGTTGACGGATGGTTGAGCTAGAACTTGATAAAAGTGCAGTGGCAACAATTGAAAAAGCACTGGAAACGTTAAAAGAAGATAGAGTTCGACGTGTCTGCCAAGCCGCATCAAAGCGTGCAGCAACAACTGCAAGAAAAGCAGGCACGCAAGCACTACGCAATATCTATGCTATCAAAGGTGTATCGGTTGTAAAGTCCGGTGTATCTATCAATAAATTGAATGATGGCACAGAAATGCGTATCAAAGGTGGCTATACTAGCGCTCAAAAGTACTTCAAAATTAAATCACTTAAGCGAAAAGGTGTGTTTGTATCGATTAAAAAAGCTACAGAAACAAAGGTACCAAACGGCTTTGTTAGTGCATCCGGTATCTTTATGAAACGCCAAGGCAAGGACAGATATCCGTTAAAGGGAATATATGGGCCAGCCTTACCGCAAATGTTTGGTAATGAAACTGTTATGAATGCCATGCAAAAGGAAGGCATGGAAATGTATGAAAAGCGCTTATATCACGAATTAGAGCGCGCGTTAGGAGGTAACTAATGACGCCATTAGATGTATCAGATGGTATTGCTAAATATCTCATGAATGAGTTACGAAAGCTGAATGAAAACAGTGATGTTACCGAAAGACCTATTCGAGTATGGAGCGGTTTCTTACCAAGAGTGGACAAGAATGAAGACAAGCGCAAATTATGCCCGGCCGTAGTAGTGCATCCGTACTCTGTTAGTGATGCAGATAGTTCGACGGTAGGTATTACTGTATTGGTAACTACTTATGATGAAGCCTTAACTGAAGGCCATGTCGGACTATATCACCTATTAGAGGTAGTGCGTGAGCGGTTGTTATCTGATAATCCGGTAGCACTTAAATATGAAATTAAGGAGAATACCATTAATACAACAATTCCTGATGATCAACCATACCCTCAATGGGTTGGGTATCTTGAATTTGAAGTGTATATTCCTGTTATTCGTAGGAATCTAAATAAGATATTCACGGATAACAAAGTAATTGAATAGGAGACAACGATGAACCCTGTTGTATATGTTGGGCCTTCGTTCCGCAGTAGCCGGCTAAACCAATTCATGGTTTTTAGCGACGGTGCACCACTGCCGGAAGCGGAAGACCCTATTTTTATGCATTTATTCGTGCCTTTAGGTGAGCTTAATCAGGCAATGATTGACGTCAAAACACAAGGGACACAATTAAATGTATTTTATGTAAACGCATTGAAAAATTATAAAGGAGTGAAGTAAATGGCCTTTTATCATGGCGTCAAAACAAGTGAGCAAGCTACCTCTGTAATTGCTCCTATCCAAACTACTGCCGGCCTTCCTGTTGTGTTCGGTACTGCACCTGTACACCTTACAGAAGACCCTAGTGCGGTAGTCAACAAGCCAATCATCTGCTACAGCTGGGAAGAAGCTGTTCAACAACTTGGCTACTCTGAAGATTGGGCACATTTCACATTATGTGAAGCGATGTACGCACAATTCAAATTGTATGGTGTAGCTCCAATTGTATTTGTTAATGTATTGGATCCTGCTAAGCACAAGAAATCCACTACAACAACTGCTACATTGGCAGAAAAGAAATGTGTAGTAAAAGCAGCAGTATTGCTTAATACATTAAAAGTATCTAGTGCTGGCCAAGCGGGTGTAGCTAACACAGATTACACGGCAGCTTTTGATGACAAAAATCAATTGGTTATCTCCGTTGTAAAAGGTGGAAAATTTGATACAGCTACTACATTGAACCTTACTTATGATGAACTTGATGTAGAAAACTTTGATTATAGAAATGTAATCGGCGGGGTGGATAGCAACGATAAAGCAACCGGCTTTGAATTGATTGATACAATTTATCATCATTTCGGCATTGTGCCAGGGCTTATTGCTGCGCCGGGCTTCTCTCAAAATCCTACAGTAGCATCCGTTATGAAGGCAAAATCTCGTGTCATTAACAACTTATTTAGAGCGACAACATTAGTTGATATCGATACTACGCAAGTTGTTAAATACACTGATGCTTATGAATGGAAGAAAGGTAATAGCTATACGGGCGAATCCGAAGTCGTATGTTGGCCAAAAGTTCGTAATGGCGACTATGTGTTCCATATGTCTACACACATTATGGGCATTATGGGTAAATGCGATGCGTCTAATAGCGATATTCCTACGCTATCCCCTTCTAATAAATCTATGAACATCACAGGTTTATGTTTGGCTAATGGCAAGGAAGTTATGCTTACGCATTCTCAAGCGAACTTATTGAACTCTCAAGGTATTATGACGGCCGTTAACATCAACGGTTGGGTATCTTGGGGCAACTATACAGGTGCATATCCTGGCACAACTGATGTTAAGGATACATTCATTTGTGTACGTCGTTTCAATGATTGGGATGACCAAACATTCATCTTAACGTATTGGCAAAAAGTGGATATGCCTATCTTGCCACGTAATATCAAAACAATTCTTGATAGTGAAACAATTCGTCTTAACGGGCTTTCTTCTCGTGGCTTTATTTTGGGCGGTCGTATTGAATTTAAAGAAGCAGAAAACCCTACAACAGACTTGTTGAATGGTATTATTCGCTTCCATAAATACCGTACACCACCAATTCCAGCGCAAGAAATTGAAAGCATTTCTGAATACGATGTTTCCTATTTCAAAACATTATTTCAAACAGTATAGAAAGGGGTAATTAATCATGGCATCTATCAACCAAGTGCCGGAAGTGCTTAATGACTTCCGTGTATATGAAGAAGGTTCTGACAACTGTTTAGGTGTTGCCAAAGTAGAATTACCTAGTGAATCTGTAATGACTCAAACTGTAAAAGGTGTGGGCATAGCAGGTGAAGTAGAAGCGCCAGTTATTGGGCACTACTCTTCTATGGAAACTAAACTTACTTGGAACACTCCAACAGAAACTACACACCGCCTTACAGGTGGACGCGGCGTGCGCTTAGAAGTACGCGGCGCTATCCAATGTTGGGATAGTGGTAAAGATAAATATGTAATTGTGCCTACACGTGCTGTTATTCGTGGCCGTGCTAAATCTAAAGAAAACGGCACATATGAATCTGGCAATACTATTGATGCAACGAACACAATCGAAACCACATATTTGAAATTAGAACAAAACGGTAAGGTAGTTCGTGAAATCGATAAATACGCATATAAGGATTCTATTTCTGATGGTACGGACTTCCTTGGCGATGTTCGTGCTGCACTCGGTATTTAGTCTGTAGAAAGGACGATCACTAATGAGTAAACAAAGTACTATGAACGAAACAACTGGTATTGAATTAGTAAAAGCAGGTCATTCCTTACAATTTGAAGGAATCAGCGGTTATACATTAATTAAATGTGAGAAGTCTGCAAAGAATGAAGATAGAACTATCACAGTTCCTGCATTATCCATGACGTATCAAGCACATGTAGCAGCTGCTGCATGTGCTTGTAAAGTGGATGATATTTATAGTCTTCCGGCTGCTGATTTTACTAGAGTGTGCTTAGAGGTACAGAATTTTTTGCTCAATTCCGAAAAATAACTGACCTAGAAAGGTATTTTACAGAGTGTGCGATTACGTGTAGTAAATACACAAGCACGCCAATGGATTACTTTGTTCGAGAGCTAGACGTGGATGAGTTCATAGTCCACGTTCAGCTCATTAGTGATGGTATCGAGCGTGAGAATAAAGCGATGAAAGGGAGAAAATAATGGCCAATAAAGTCTTAGAAATGGCGATTGCCATTAAAGGTAAACTCGACGGCGGGTTATCTTCCTCTGTATCAAAAGCATCTCAGGAACTCAACAAACTATCAAACGTAATCAAGGAACAACAGGCACAATACAGAAAACTGCAAGCTGTCTCACAAAAGTCGGGGAATGTTAGTGACAGGAATGCGGCTATTGCCGCTGAGCAAAAACTGAATTCTATGTTACAAAGACAGGCCCAGTTGAGGTCTAATATTGCAAGTCAGACTGCGCATCAAAATGCAATCAGCAAAATGGGAGGTGCAAGCCCTTTAGCAGGGGCAGCATCCGCCGCACAAGGTGCAAGTGCCGCAGTAAGCGGTGTTACAGGAAAGCTCGCAAATTTTGCTATGGTCGCAGCCGGAGGTTTTGGTATTGGTGCCATTATAGATAACGTTGTAAATGCGGGCGAGGCACTATATCAACTGTCTAATAAACTGCACATGACGACTGCCGAGACGTCACAATTTAAGAAGATTATGACGTTAAGTGGTGTTGATGTAGAAGCGGCGGCTAAGTCATTCGCTAAAATGGATAAGACTTTAGTTAGTGGTGGTAAAAGTGCCGAAGCGTTGCAAGGATACCTCAGTCAATTTGGAGTATCTTTAACCGATGCAAACGGCAAGTTGTTGCCTATGAACCAACAATTGGACGCAATGGCTAAAGGTTACCAAAATGCGGTAGCACAAGGCCGCGGGCAAGAATTCATGCTTGAAACACTAGGTGCCAAAGGCATGGAGCTTACTAAAGTATTTGAAAACTATGCAGATGCACAAGCGGCCGCATCACAAATAAAGGGTGTTGGAATAGATCCTAAATCATTGCATGAAATATGGCTACAGATGAATATCCTGAAAGCGGAAGCTACGCAGGTTGCATTAGGCTTGGCACAGGCATTTATACCGATTGCCCAGCAAATATTACCGGCATTGATACCGGTATTACAAACCGTTGTAACGTTCATGAAAGATAATAAGGAAGCTATTGCAGCCGTAGTAACTAACGGATTGAAATTAGCCTTACTATATGGTATTGCTACAAAATTGGCATCTGGTATTACTACAATCACTGCAGCTTTTAAAGGTGTAGAAACGGCCACGAGTGCCTTTAAAGCCGCTGGCGCATTAATAGGAGGACCATGGGTAATTGCTATCATGGCGATTATTGCAGCGATATACCTATTAGTAACTAACTGGGATACGATTTGTTCTACATTAACATCTGTTTGGGATAGCGTATGCTCCGGACTAAGTTCGATATGGGATAGTGTGTGTTCTGCTTTAAGTTCTGCATGGAGTGTCATTATATCAGGTATTATGACTGTGATAAATGGCCTATTATCAATAGGATTAAGCGTATTTAATGCGTTGAAAGCGGCAATAATTACCTATGTAAATCTATGGTTAAATCTACCAACATATATTGGTATGGCTGTAGGATTTATTATAGGCATTATTTTGCGATTGCCTGCGATTATGGTACAAGTTGGTACTGCTGTTATATCTGCCGTTGTATCATTCGCCACAGAGTGTTATACCTTTGCGGTTACCACTTTTGGGGCTATGGTTGATGGGATTTATAACTTCTTAATTAATTTACCTACCTACATGATTACATTGGGCGCTGAATTTGTAGCGGCGGTTATCTCGTTTGCTTCTGAAGCGTATGCTACGGCTACTTCTTGGATTAGTAATTTAGTTAATGATGTTATTAATTTCCTTGTGAACTTACCTAGTGCCTGTGCAGAAGCCGGAGCGGCGTTTGTAGCAGCTGCAGAGCAATGGGCAAGTGATGCCTATAATGCTGTGGTAAACTGGGTAAGTCAAATTCCGAGTGCGGTATCTAACGCAATTGCAGGGGCGTGGGCAAGTATTAAGGCCCAATTTAGCGGAGGTTTCACAGTTGGTGTTTCCGCAGCTGGAGGTAATGCGTATGCTAATGGTGGCGTAATTACATCTCCAGAAGTTGCATTGATTGGTGAAGCCGGATATCCTGAAGTCATTGTCCCTATTGATGGTAGTGCTAATGCGATGAATTTATGGCAAACGGCTGGGCGGATGCTAGGTGTGAGTGGGGCACAGACTGCTGCAGCACCTACTGTATCTCTAGCCCCTAGCTTACCTAAGACTTCAGCTAGTAGTAATAGCGGAGCGCCTGTTCAAATCACATTCGCACCTGTCATTAACGCGGGTAATAGTTCAACAGATGATATTATGTCAGCATTAGATGCAAAAATGCGTGAATTTGAACAAATGATGCGTAGCTATACCACTGGGCAACGGAGGTTGAGTTATGACTAGTTATACAACAATACAAGGGGATATGTGGGACTTAATCGCCTATAAGGTGTATGGTAACGAACGATACATCAATTTATTGTTAGAAGCCAATCAAAAGCACCGTAATACGGCAATATTTTCCGCAGGTGTTGTGTTAACATGCCCAGATGTTCCTCCTGATTCCTTACCTGAATTCTTACCACCATGGAGGCGATAGTACATGAGCTTACAAAAGAGCCTAGCTAAGGTCCAAAAATGGAAGAAGGATTTAACGCCACAAACGAAGTTAGCACGGCGGGCATGGTGTACGATTGGCTACCAACATTGGGGGAGTAAGGAATCAAAGGACATCACCGACGATATTAGTAAATACCTTCTTGATGTAACTTTCACAGATAACCTTTCAGGAACTGTAGATGATGTGGCTATTTCATTAGAGGATAGGGGTCGTCTATGGGTCGGTGATTGGTATCCTGTGAAAGGATCATTACTAGAAGTCGCCATTAATACAGTAGCATGGGAGAAATTAGGGGATGAACAATTTACGTTACCAATCGGCAAATTTGAAATTGATGAATTCGAAGGAAGTAGCCTTCCGGATGTAGTCAAAATCAAAGGTGTTGCTATTATCGGTAGCACTGACTTACGGGAGAAAAAGAAAGACAAATCGTGGAAAGATACAACGCTTAAAGCGATTGCTACCGAGAAAGCGAAAGATAATAAGTTAAAGCTATTGTGGGATGCAGATTTTGACCCACCGTTAAAAGATGCCTCTCAAAGTGCTGAATCAGACCTCGCATTTTTGCAAAAACTTTGCAATGATGCGGGGTTTTCTCTTAAGGTATCCACTGAACAGTTGATTATATTCGATGATTACAAATACGAAAATGTAAAGCCTAAAGTCATTATTCGTAGACCAGGTGGTCAATATCAACCTGTACAAACTAAAGAAGGTGAACAACCGCCTTTGATCATTACTAGGGCAATATCTTATTCGTACAAGAGTAAAACTCGTGAAGTATATCGAGCATGCCATGTGAAATATACAGATAAGGATAAGAAAACTGTGATTGAGGATACGTTTGAAGATCCTGACCGTAAGGGGCATACGTACCTTGCCGTGTTGGAAGTTAATGAGCAGGTAAAAGACAAGGCCGAGGCAACTAGACTTGCTAAGAAGAAGCTTAGAGAAGCTAATAAAGAAGCGGATACAATGTCTTTTAGTTTCCCTGGGAACCCTCTTATTATGGCATCGGTTACTGTTAAGCTCGAAGGTTTTGGGGTGTTCGATGGTAATTATTTAATTACGAAAGCGACACATACATTAGGGGCCAATTATTCAACGTCGATTGATGTAAGGAGGTGTTTAAATGGCTACTGATATATTATCTGCATTAGCAGATATGATATTCATTGGAAATGTTTCAAGTACAATTCCTGAAGAAGGAAAAGCCGTTGTTACACGCCTTGATAGAGAAGGTGTTGTAACGGCGCCGTTATCTGTCATTAATCGAGGTGCAGCACACGATAAGGACTATTGGATGCCAGCTATTGACGACCAGGTATTATGCATTATGCTACCAAATCGGTCTGGTCGTGGCTTTTCTGATGGATTCATTATTGGAACATTCTTTAGTAGTGCGGATCCAACTCCAGGTGGAGCAGATAATGGTAAACGTATGCTCACTGTTCCTGGAGATATGACACTCAATGTTGGTGGCACTTTATCAATCAATGCAAGTAGTGGTGATGTAGTGGTTAATGGTATTTCCTTAGTTCATCATGTGCATGGCGGTGTAGTGTCTGGCGGTTCTACAACAGCCGGACCAAAATAGGAGGTATAGATGTATATCGGATATTTAGCGGATATAGTATTCTATACCGCATTAGACAATGTTCTCACTGTATCTGACGTAACGCGTTCAGGTAGTGCTAGATGGGAGAAGCACAATCTGATGTTAGAAAAGCCTGTTAAACAATTTAGTGGGCCGGATGTAGAACAAATCACTTGTAAAATTCTTATTTCTGCATCGCTTGGACAATCTCCGGATAGTACTGTTAAGAAGTTGCGAAATTATCGCGATACAGGAGCTGTATTGCCGTTTATTATTGGCGGTAAGCCTGTTAGCCAAAACTACTTTGTAATCATGTCCCTGAGTGAAGATAGTTTATTTACGGATGCATATGGCAAGACACAATCTATTGAGGTATCGCTAACTCTTGAGGAATATCCAGATAAAAATACAGTAGAAGAAAAGTCGCTTCTTAATAAATATGGTAATACATTTAATCAAGTTAATACGATATTACGGAGGTTCTAGCCATGCCAGCAACGTATGAAATTAAACCAGTTACGGACAATAGGATATCGCTAGCACCTGAAAGTGAAGTTGCTGAGATTTTGCAGAATGTGCAAACGATTATTTCTACTGTTCGTGGTAGTGTGCCACTAGATAGGGAGTTTGGTATTGATGGCCGTATTATTGATATGCCTATCCATCAAGCTCAAGCGCATCTATCTAATGACATATTCCAACAAATTAAACGGTACGAACCGCGTGCCAAAATTAGTGATATATCGTTTACCGCCACACATAATGGGGCGTTGATTCCGAAAGTAATGGTGACTATATGAGATTATCTGATTTACCTAATGTTGAATTCTTTAACACAGATAAAGAACACGTTCAACAAAAGGTATTTGATATTTACACAACAATAACAGGGCGAACCTTGGGAGAGGGCGACCCTGTTACTTTATTTTTAAATGTAATTTCGGAAATTATTATCCGATTATTAAACGATGCCAATTATGCAGCGAAACAAAATCTGTTAGCATATGCAGAAGGTGATAATTTAGATCACGTTGGAGCTGTTCCTGCTGCCGTTGAGCGATTGCGGGCAACAAAAGCAACTACGACTATCCAAGCTACCTTGTCAGCAGTGCGTACGAACTCTGTTATTATTCCAAAAGGTACAAAAATATCCACAGCAGGTGGCGAATATTTTGTTACTGTTGAGAATTTGGTAATTCTACCAGGTCAACTCAATGGGTCCGTAAAAGCAGAAGCACAACGTACAGGCGCACAAGGTAATGGGTTTAAACCAGGTGAAATAAGTACAATTATTGACCCTATAGCATTTGTGGATACGATGAGTAACACCACATTGTCTGAAGGTGGCTCTGATACAGAGGATGACGAAGCCTATCGTGAACGTATTCATGAGTCTCCTGAATCATTCTCCGTGGCAGGCCCTGAAGGTGCCTATGAGTATTTTACAAAATCTGCATCACACCTCGTGGCCGATGTAGGTGTATCCTCTCCACATCCTGGGGAAGTTAATATCTATCCATTACTATCTGGCGGTGGTATTCCAGGGCAAGAATTGCTTAAGACTATTACGGATTATTTGTCTGATAAGAAACGTAGACCGTTAACAGATAAGCTAACTGTATTAGCCCCTACTACTACGCAATATAACATCGATGCTAAGTACTACATTGAAAAAGGTGCCGATGCCACAGTGGTAAAAGCTAAGGCAGATAAAGCCGTCAATGACTATGTAATTTGGCAAAAATCTAAATTAGGCCGTGATATAGTGCCTAGTCGATTGGTGCAAATGCTCATGGATGTATCTGGAATTAAACGCGTTGAAGTGACTGCCCCTGTATTTACTCCGATTGCAGAACAAAGTGGAGTAGCAGTAGCTAATACAATCGCTGTGGTATTAGCAGGAAGTGAGGAAGAATGATACTTGATAGTAAGTATACTAGTGCGGATCATCTTCCGTCCTCAATCGATAAGGAACCAATTAAGCCCCTTGCTAAAACTTGGGACGATATGCTGGCCGAATTTATGAATACATCTACCCTACTATTATGGTCGTCTATTGATACTGAATCAGAGAGTGTAATTGATCATTTAGCATATCAATTACACGTGGATGACTATGACAGCGGGCTACCGATAGAGACTAAACGCGAAATGGTGAAGAATTCAATTGATATTCACCGCCATAAAGGCACGCCATATGCTGTTGAAAAAGCCGTACAGACTATATATTCAGATTCGAAAATAGCAGAATGGTTCGATTATGGAGGTAAGCCTTATTATTTTAAGGTTACGCTCATTACAGCGCCATTAACCGGCAAATCGGATATTGTTAAGCTTATACGCGCTATCAATGCCGCCAAGAATGTACGGTCCTGGTTAGATGGTATTGAATTCATTCGACGAATTAATTTCAATAAGTATTTCGCTGGGTGGTGCGGTGTGTCTAAGAAAGTGAATATCAAGTGTGATTTTACGAATGCATGGCGCATTAATTTGAATACCCATGTAACGTCTTACACAGTTGAATCAAAGAAAACGAAGATTAATGTAGCGCTAGATAATAGCGTTAGATAGGAGGAATATATGGCAGAATGGTCAAATGCAACCATGACTGATGTTGGTGCTGCTTTGCAAGCAAAGGTAAATGCGGGCAAGACTAAACTGACATTCACGAAAATCAAAGTCGGTAGTGGTGTTAATGCAACGAATCCATTGGCATTAACTGATGTAATCTCCTCTAAATGGGAGACTACTAATTTTGTAGTTAAGCTAGAAGGTAAAATTGTAAGCGTTGATACATTTATAACTAATACTGGCATACATGAAGCTTTTCGAATGTCTGAAATTGGGTTATTTGCGCAAGATCCTGATAAGGGCGAAATATTGTATGCATACCTTACGGACCCTGAACCGGACAGAATGCCGGCAGAAAGTGGCTCAGTAGTTGTATCTCAAGAATTAACCATCGGAATGGTATTTAGTAATACAGGAAATGTATCGCTAACTGTTAATATAGGTGCGTTGATAACACGTGAGCAGTTAACAGAAGCAGTTAAACAACATAACACAGATATTTCATCTCACCCTCCTATTACAGACCAAATTAAAGCAATCCTTGGTAGTTCTAACTGGAAAGACTCTCCGGCGAGTACGCTTGTTACAATTAAAAGCTTATTAGGGCAAGGCGCTATCGTGGCATCTAAGCTCGACGCTAATGCGGGGTTTGTTAAATTTGCAAATGGTTTCACTATCCAGTGGGGAATAGGAGGGCAGGATAACGTGACCAAAAGTGAAGTAAGATTCCCAATCAAATTCACAACGCTATTTATGGCCAACGCTATTGATGCATACTGGTCAGGTTCTGACACGCCTAGGTATTTCGCTAACTCCGTGTCGGAGAGCAACTCCACTAAAGCCGTATTTTCGGCAAGCGATAGATACGCTGCTTCTTATTACTGGTTTGCTCTAGGGATTATCTAGTTACCTATGATAATGAACATAATCTGATCACCAACGCCTTGCTGTCCTCTATAGTCACTATCCTTATATGTTAGCTGATTTCTAGAAGTCGATAAAATGATTTCAGAAAATGAATAATCACCGTTATATCTTGCGGTAGAAACGGCGATAGTCTTGTTACTGAACTCTACCGGGTAGCGCACAGTCCAAGGCTTAGGTTGATTATAGGCGTTAAATAATACCCACTGGATATTAATTCTTCCCTATGGCCATCCAAACGAAACTGCCTGTGTCCGCTCTGTTGGTTAAGAATCGGATGGTGGTTCTATTAGACTGAGAGAACCCACTGTTCCAAGTAATAAAGCATTGTGCACCAGAAGTTTCAACACTGACAGAGTCATCGGTAGCTAAGGCTATTAGTACGGTGCTGCTAATCGGTAGGGAAATATCCTTATAGTACTTATTAGTATCAAACCAAGTTATTCCCCACTGGGGAGTTACTTTAATAATTCTATGGACTTGCGTAGCTCACGAATGGTCTTATGCGTGTATACCCTAGTAGTGATATCGCCTTGTTTATGCCCTAACAAAGAGCGTAAAGCATTGGGCGGGGCAACCGCATCAAGCAGACTGGCGAATGTGTGCCGGGTATCATGGATAGTATGCTTACAGTTAAGCTGCTTCAAGACATCCTGGAAATGCTTACGAAATGTTGTGTAGCTGATAGGAAATAGATAATTGTCTGTAGAATTGTATACCTGCTCAATTAATGGCGCGATGCGGTGATGTATAGGAATAATACGACCTTCACCGGCTTTAGTTTTGGCGTGTTTTACAATAAGGTATGATGATCGTCTATTGATATCTTGCCTGCGTAAATTAAGTAGCTCACCGATACGTAGTCCGGTGTAAAGCAGTATTAAAATCATGCGAGAGTAAGAAGTATCTATTGCCCATAATTTGTTGATTTGTTGGCGAGTGAATACTCTCCTTTTAATCGTCGGCTTATTGGGCCCTAGATTTAGATGCTGGGCATAATTAGTGATAGGGTAATCTTTAATGATTGCGTAATTAAATAATTGATTAAGTAGTGTACGGACTTTCTTACAAGATGAGTAGGAAAGTTCTTTTACGTGCATGGAATTAATCACGTTCTGAAGGTGCTGAAAATGAATATCCGTGATAGACATATCCGATATGTTGGATATGTGTTTAAAAGCGATGTGATAAGACTTAACAGCACTATTAGTAATAGACTGAGAGTGAATAGGCAGCCACTCGTTAAATAGTTGCCTTAATGTAATGGTATTGCGTTGTCTACGTTTTAATATAATAGCGTAACGGCGCATAATTTCACCTCCGAAAGGATACGACTATGAATCAATATGTATTTATTTTAAATGAAAAAGGGGAACGAATTACATCCCTGTGTGATAACACGTTGAGCCGTGAAACTATTATGGCGCAAGCTGAACACGATTACCCAAATGCGCAATATGTGTATTCTGCAGATGGTGACGCAATGCTTGATGAATTTATGAGCGGTAAAGCGTATGTAGACGGAAAATTCGTTGCGCCTGATCCGTATGTTCCTACAAAGGAAGATAAAATTAACGCGATTAAATCTGAATACGAGCCGCGCTTCAAATCCTTAGAAGAGGCTCAGCGCAGATTGTTATTAATGGGAAAACCTACTACGGCTATTAGCGCACAATATATTAAATTAAATGACGAAATGGTAACACGTATTAAGGAGGTGCGATAATATGCCTAAATTTATTGGAGACAGCAAAGTACCAGTTATGGAATTCTGTGAGTATTGTTGGGAAGTGCTTAATGAAGATGGTACTTGCCCTACACCAGGGTGTATCCATAATGATCTAATGGACGAGGAGCACAAAGATGAAACTACCGGTTCTACACAACCTTGATGCAATCAAAGGGGAAGTGATTTCTCTAAATATTGGGTATAACAATCTTGTTGAAGAGGCAAATCTCTTTGCTTGTGTTCGTAAGTGTCCATACGACGAAGAATATAAAGTGAAGTTTAGTATCGACGTCTCTACTGATGCTTTGAAAGACGATGAAGCTTGTAAAATCACTCTTTCTTTAGATACAAATATGCTCGAAGCTGGTAAATACCAATGGGATTTGTTCTTATGGAACGGCGACCGGCCTATTAAATGCCTTGTTAAGGGTCAAGTTAATGTAATCGAAGGTATCAGTAATAGGGGGAAATGATATGAGCGAAGAAAACGTGTATTTGAAACCTTCTCCTGTTGATAGCATCCGCATCAAAGACAGTGTTGAAAATATTAAAGTCAAAGACAATATGCAGCTTGTTAAGTTACAAGGCCCTAAAGGCGACCCTGGTCCTAAAGGTGAACCTGGTAAAGATGGAAAGCCTTTTACTTATGATATGTTCACCGCTGAGCAATTAGCATCACTTAAAGGTCCTAAAGGCGACCCAGGCCCTCCTGGACCTCCAGGTTCTGGTGGTGGCACTGGTGGAGGAAATGTCGATTTATCGGCTTACGCTACTAAAAAAGAGTTAGATAATTATTTATCTAGAACAGACGCCAATAACCATTATGCTCAAAAGGGCTGGGCGTCTCAAACGTTTGCTTATAAAAATGATTTAGGTAGTTTTATTAGAAAAAACGAGATTGGGCAATATGCGTTAACGCCTGGCGATGCGGCTAGCCGTTATGTTAACAAAATAGAGGGGCGATCCTTTGTTAAGTATTCCAATTTAAATGACTATGTAAAGAAATCTGAAATAAGTCAGTATATATCAAGGGTACCTGCAGAAACTGCATATCGTACCTTGTTAAGCGGAAATATATGGTGTGATAGTGCTAACGTTGATGATGTACTTACTGCTTTAATTGGCAATATGGGTAAGCCATTTCCTCGGACTGAATTTAAGCCATTGACTATTCCAAGCGTAACCAAAGGTCAACAGGTGGTAACAGTAACAGGTGAACCTCATTACAGTGTTAAGGTAGTTGGTAACGACACACCTTTCACGCTAGACAGTACTGGAGCTTGCACTATTACAATTCCACCTCTAGGCGAAGATGATATAAAACTCACTTATCACAATTTCACAGGTGCAAAAGTTGCAGAATACAAAATTGCTGGTGTTCAAACTGATGCAGTTGCTGATGAAGAATATACCGAAAATGGCATTGTATACAAACGCTATGGGGATATCTTGAAAATGAATATTTCAAATAATACAGTTAGAGGCAATTTCAAAGATAACCCTAAGAATTGGAATGTTACGAAAAAGGTAATTTATGCCAATAGACCAGCAACGCTTAATTTAGGCGATAACTGGAACAGCTACGGCCCTTATTATATTGAAACGCCTGAAAATATAACATTTAAAGGATTTAACAACCTTATGCGGCTAACAGTCACTACAGCAACACAGGGGGCACAAACGATGGCCTTTAATTTGAATACCATTGAATGGGATGCGGCTAACAGTCACTACAGCAACACAGGGGACTACAACACTGGATTATAATTAACCAAACCACAAGGGGGAACACATGCAAGAATTAACTGATTTTACGGAAACAGAGTAAGGGGGTGCATATCTCATCTGGACATGGCAGTTTCAATTAGATGATATTTTAACTACGCTTACGATCGTAGGTGTAGTTGCGGGGGCGGGGTACAGACTACTGATTATCCCGCTACTCGAAAAACTGGACCTTCAAAGGATGCAAGATAATTTGATGTTTCAGGAAAAAATGGGCGTGCTTACCGATACGTTGAAAGACTTAAAAGATGAAATTAAGCTATCACGTGAACAACGCACAAAAGCCTATACTGAACACGTGAAGCTAACATCTCGTGTCGATGGCATCGAAGCCCGTGTTGATGATATTAAGGAGGAGTTACATGAACATACCACCAAATCTCATCAATACAGTTAAAAAATCATACCAATCTGTAAGGGTGGCTAACATCCGCCCTACAGGCGTATTCGCTACACGGGCGCTAGTATTTATTATGCTAGTGCCTATTTTATTGGTAATAACTCAGTATGTTATGTCATTTGTTAGCGGGTACGTATCTGACGAGGCGAACAAGCTGATTAATGTAGGGCTTAATATCATAGATCATATATTCGTCCCTAGCGTATTAATGGCTGTTGTAGGCTTCTTAGGGCTTTGGCTAGACAAGAACAATAATGGCATTCCAGATAAATTAGAAGAGGAGGATAAACGATGAAAGTTTTTATTAATCCCGGACATGATATTAATTTAGATAGTGGCGCGGTTAACCCTGTATATGGTACTCGTGAATGTGATGTGGCCCGTGATGCGGGCAAAATGTTAGCTCGCTATTTGGAAACAGCAGGATGTGAAGTCCGTACTCTACAAGATGATGATTTAGGTCTAGTATGTTCTGAATCTGATTCTTGGGGCGCAGATATCTTCGTATCGCTTCATTGTAATGCGTTTAACACGGAAGCTCGAGGAACTGAAACACTGTATAAGTCCTTTAATGGTCAACGATTGGCCAATGATATTCAAAGCCAAATCATCCGAAGCATTAATACAGTTGATCGTGGTGTTAAAAAACGCGATGACCTTTGGGTACTAAATGGTACGGATGCAACTGCAGTATTGGTTGAAATGGCATTCATTGATAACGAAGATGACCATGCTATGTTGACTAATGATTTAGCCACTATCGTTCGTGCCATTGCTAGGGGAATTACTGACTACGCAGGAGGGGTATAATGTATGACAAAATCAAAGTTTTACTTACTAACCCTACTTACCGCTATTTTATTATCGGTGGTATTGGGGTCCTCATCTGCCTTTGCCTCGGATATATCTTCTATCAGCCAAGCGGAACCGACTATCAGCGTACCCTTAACACAGTGGAACGAATTGAAAGCCAACAACGGGAAAGCCTTGAGCATAATCGAAGCGTCCAACGTTCCATTGACAGAAGCGCAGACTATAGCCGTGAAGCAAAAGAACGAGTTGACCGAAGCACACAATACAATCAACAAATTGGAGAGCGAATTGATGCAAGCCAAGCTTCAATCAATGAAGCAAGAGGTTACCTTGAACGAAATGCAGAACTCTTTGACCGAATTGAAAGGGCAAATAGAGAACGACAAGAAAACCATTAAACGCTTGCGGATGCAACGCAACTTTTCTCAAATGTTAGGTGGCGGTGCAATTATAGGGGTAGCTTTTAAACATTAAGGAAGTGATCCATACATCTCCATAGCGTGTAATGGTGGATACACGCAACTATCAACTATTAGTTGTCAGTTGTCAGTTGTAAAGTTCTTATTTATAACTTAATAGCATAATAAAGGCCTATCAGCTTAGAATAATATCTAGGTTGATAGGCTGTTTTTATTTTTATTATGAAAGTTTAAAAATTGTTTATTTGACTTATGCGAGTGCAAAATATATTATATATGCAAGGGCATAAGTGAGGTGATAAGATGGAAAAACGAATGGGTCGCCCACCCAAGCAAACTCAATCAAGAAATAAAAGCCTAAATATTAGACTAACTGATGCGGAGTTGAATATGATTAATGGATGTGCTCAGCGATTAGGTATAAGTCGAACAGATGCTATTATTAAAGGAATTGAGTTGATTGAGCAAAAAAAATAAGACACAGCCACCGTGGAAAGTTACTGTGTCTTACAAGAGCGAGAACAATGTTCTCTATGAAATATTATATCATGAGTGCATTGTTCCTTTAAAGACTAAGGAGCTAAAATCATGAAACAATTAGTAGTAATTAATAATAATCAAATTGTTGTATCTAGTAAAGACCTAGCAGAACATTTTGGAAAACAACATAAGCATGTTATAGAAAATATAAGAGATATTTTATCAGCCGAAAATTCGGCCAATGAATTTTTCCATGAAGAATCATATTCTTACAATGGTAGACGGTTGCCAATGTATTTAATGAACCGTGATGGCTTTTCACTATTAGCCATGGGATTTACAGGCAAGAAAGCATTGCAATGGAAGTTAAAATATATTGAAGCTTTCAATGAAATGGAAGAAACATTAAAACAAGGCTATTTAGAAGAGCCTGTAAACACAAGTGAACTACATTGCAAGACATATAAAGGTGTACCTGTCATAACCATTGGTGATTTTGCAGAAATAGTAAAGAGAAATAGAACAAGTATTCTATGGCATTTAAAAGATAAAGGCTTGTCATATCAACTATTGGAAAAGGAAGAAGTAACTGCTTATAAGGAAGAAAATAACATTCCTTTACATAGTGCTATTTCCAAACTAATTGTATTCACAGAATCTACGGCATATAAACTAACTTGTATTATGTACAATAATGCAGATCCTATTAATTTAGAAATTGCTAAATATTTTAATAGACAACCTGTAGCACCAGTTAAGTCTGTAGTAGCCATTGAAGAAAAAATAGGCATTGATTATGAAAGTGTTAAAGAATACATAGAAGAAATGGAAACAAATATATCATTGATGAGAGGTATGGTGAAACATTTAACAGAGTTTAAACGTACAAGAGAAGAACAAACTTATCAAATGAAACTAATCCGTGAAATAGGGTTTAATATTTTTGATAATACGAGTGCGTTAGAAAGAGAAGTTATGAGTATTCTTAAGTAATAAAATAATTATTTACAACTGAAAAGCAAAAGAGCCTACTAACTTAGAAAATATCTAGGTTGGTAGGCTCTTTTTTGTTTGTAAAAATCAAAATAAATACTTGACTTTATACACGATAAAGGGTATAATATAATTGTAAGGAGGTGATGATAGTGGACATAATAGAAAAGCTAACAAGTTTAGCAAATGCGCTGACGCCACTGGTACTGGCACTAGCAATACTAAAACTTGTTAGCAAGGAGTAGTAAAAAGCAGGCGGGTGAAAGCCCCGCCACCTTTTCAACATCATTGTAAATCAACGAGGTGAATTATGCAATATATAGAATGGTTGATTAATATAGTAACTATTATTGTTTTGATATTAGCTGTTAAACGTTTAGTTAGAAGGTGATGAAATTGAAATTTGAATTAGATGATATAATGACTACACAAGAAGCTGCAGAACGTTGGAATGTTACTGCTGATTCTCTTAAACAAAACTGTAGAGGTCGTGTGAAGAACGGATTTAAAGAAGGCGAGTTTAAGAAGTCGGGGAAAATGTGGCTAGTTACACGTCAAGGAATGGAAAGACTATACGGTGAAGAAGTGGATCGTTCTATATAATGGATATATTATATATGACATCATTTTGACATCAATTTATATAAAAATATAGTAAAATATACAACTATATATATATTAATAAAGTAGGTAACTACCGCATTTGTTGGTTTTGTAAACGTGTTTTAAATGCCACGCCATCTTGAGGGGGTGGTGAGCGTATGCTCGTGAGGGTTCAAGTCCCTCCAACCGCACCAAGCTGATTAAATAAGGGCTTACAGGTAATTCTGTAAGCCCTTATTTTTATTTGACATCATAAAGTCTTGCGTGGTTTGACATCATTTTGACATCAGAATATTTTAGAAATACGTTCTACGATGTCATCTTCCATTTTAGGTGTCACATGTGAGTAAGTATCCATCGTTTCTTGGAATGAAGCATGCCCTAGACGTTCCTGTATGGCTTTCATATTGGCCCCATTTTCAATGAGAAGGGTGGCGTGGGTATGTCTAGTACCGTGCATGGTAAAAGAAGGCTTACCAATTAAATTGGCGTATTTCTTACATAGTTTGCTGACTTCATCGGGACAACGAGGAGCGCCTTTTATACCAGGGAATACAAGGTTATTATTAATCCAGTTCAAGGTTTTAATTCTGCGTTTGTCTATGACTGTTTTATGCTTCATGAGTTCCTGGAGTGTTTCCGTATCAATGGCAATTATCCGTTTTGAGGATGTGGTTTTAGTTGTATTGGATATAACTGCAGTAGATCCGATTTTGAGGGCAGTTTGTGAAATGGATATAGTTGATTTCTTGAAATCGATATCCGACCATCGTAAGCCTAATAATTCAGACCGACGCATACCTGTTGCAAATGCTAATTTAAATAGAGCATGATGTTCTGTATTTGATATATTAGATAAGAAATCTTTTACTTCATCTGCAGATAACGTTACCATATGACGGACTTTAACCTGTTTTGGTCGGTCTATGTTTTTCATATAGTTTTTAGGGATGATGTCATCTTTTACCGCCTGCTCTAATATGGAGCCTAGAATTGTCATGGTGTAGGATATAGTCCTTGATGATAATCCATCCATTGATTCAAAAACATACCGTAATGTATTAGGTTTAATTTCAGCTAACTTTACACAGCCGATTTTATCTCTGATATAGCGATTGATAATGCCTGTATAGCTTTGATATGTGGCAGGGGTTATAGTCTTTTCCTTTAGTTGTAACCATATATTAATCCAGGTGTTTAATGAAATTGTATCATCGAAATTAGCACATGCTTGATTTGTATTTACGTATTTCTCCATGGCTTCTATGGCAGCTTTCTTGGTAGTGCCATAAAAGTATTTACGCTTACCGTTTATCATCTTTGATACCTGGTAGCGCCCATCTGCTCGTTTTTTTGGCATAGCTCATCTCCTCGTTACTCGACTGATGTGTAACTATCGAATATAAAATCAATAGTCGCTCTAATTGAAGGGTTGGCTCCTTTTATTTTGATTAATTTAAACGCTTTTATGCCTACACTTCTTATTGGTGTAACCAGTAACGCCGCAAGAAAACTGTGAGTGGCGGTTTTAACATTAGAAAAATCTAATACGACAGTTTGGCCTTTTGCTAAAGCCGGTAGAATCTGTTTGTCTCGCCTATTAATAGCTTCATATTTGACTTCGCAATTTTCTCCACAATAGTTATTCATATCTATCGTTATTTCTACTTCTGTAGGCTTATTATTGCGAGCCTCTACTTCTTGTTTGGCTTTAGCTCGTAAGTCTTCTAGTTCTTTACTAAAATTAAACGATCTAAATTTATCAAAACCTATTGTCATGTAGACGAATGTACCCGGCCACGCACGTCGTAAAGTATCTGAAGTGATGTCCGTTGGAGAGATGTGCAAAAGCCCTGTGCCAGAAACTATATAGGTATCGGCTTCCAGTTTTTTACCTAAATTTGATGACAAGAATAGCCCCATGCCAGCGTTATTTTGTGCGCTATAAGGGCCCTTTGGAGCACCAAATGTTCCCGATATTTCCGGTTTTATAGCTTCTTCTAAAGCTGTTGTATCGGAAGAAAATGGAGGATATGTTTGTTCTAAGTGGCTTTTAATACCCACGCCTAAATCCGCTACGATAAACGATAATTGGTTTTTATCACGGTACCAGTTGAATTGTAGTAAAGAAGGAATTTGTGGATTATATCCGTGTTCTAAAGTGTTATATAATAGCTCGGAAACAATATACCGTAAAGTATCTTCGTGTCCGGATATGAGATCCATATCAATTTGTGAAGTATATTGTAGTATTTTGCCAATAGCCGAAGATACGTCTGTTGTTTGATTTCTAATGGCAAACATAGGCTTGTCGTAAACGGTGTTGAAGTTTTCATTACTATCTTCTAATACTTTATAGCAACCACTTCCGCCGATACGCTGCCACATTTTTCGTAATGCTGTATTCCCATCAATGTTAAAGTATATATAGGTTCCTTTGCTTTTTAAAAACCATAGATACTGGATGAGTAGGGATAGCGCTTGATAATTGGCACTGATACACGCGCGGCCGTCAATGATTATAGAAGGTCCTTCGAAATTCCAATCAAAGATGGATAGATAGGCATTGAAGTCAACAATATTATTATTTTTAAAAGATAAAGTTCTAGGTAATTTTATAATTGGCACGCCTTTTCTAGTTGTTCTCAATCTTGATTCCTCCTATTTCCGTTGACACGGATGACAAGTATTTGGTATACTCGACTTGTAAACATAATAAATGCGTAGAGACATAATCGTGAACGGAATGTTCGTCTCTCAGAAAAGAATTAAAGGAAATTATATTTTCCCCCTACATAGACCCTCACTTATAAGTGAGGGTCTTTTCCTTTATCACAAAGCCTCTTATCCCATAGTAGGGTAGGAGGCCTTTTTATAATCCCTTATAACACTGATACATAATGATGGTAGAAATCTATATTCTCCAGTTCGGTATCATCAATACATGTTCGACGGACCATTTGCTCTACTAGATTAACGTGATGGTCTAAATAGAAGTCGTCATTAATAATATGCATTAATTCATGTTTAATTTCCTCTCTCATGCGATCATGAGGGAGGTTTTTGTTTATATAGATATTATGAGTATCTATATCTTCACATTCCTCTGACACTGCATTGGCATGTGGCAAGTCGCAGTAAATCAAATTTACAACCAATATAACACTCTCCCTTGTGTATTATTTGTTTTTTAACTTTAAAAGCTCAATATATTCGACAGCTTTTTCTAAATCCTCCTTGCTTATATCTTTAGCGGCAGAGAAGAGCATACGAGCCCCTGGACGTGTGCGTAGGTACTCGGCAAATTCGGCCGCTTCACGGTCGGTGTAATAGCCGTCAGTATATTTCTCTACTAGTTCAGATTTAGGAACGCCAAAATAGTTTGCCAATAGTTCAATTTTATCGATCCTGGGATATGTATTTCCCTTTACCCAATCGGTAAACGTAGTATACTTCAAACCTAAATCAGCGCATATTCTATTGCGATCAATTCCGCGACTATCCATTAGTCGTTGAATATTCTCAGCCATAATAGCCTTGTTACCTAAATCACTCATAAGAACCTCTCAAAACTAGAATATATTAATTAATACACCTATATATTACGATATTTTCGTAACAAAATCAATATTTTACGGAAATTTTACGATAGTTTATGTTTGGTTTATAGACATTACGGATAAACCGTAGTAGAATGATGACTGTAAACAAGATGTGAGTATCGAGAAAGGAGGTAGCTTATGAAGTACACATTAAAGATGTTAAGGGCTTCAAAAAATTGGTCTCAACTTACGGCATCTAAAGCGATTGGAGTGTCTGTTGATACTTGGGGAAATTGGGAGCGCAAACGCTCTTACCCTGATGTTCCTCACATAAAAAAGATACAAGAAGTATTTGACGTAGCGTATGACGACATTATTTTTTTATAGTTAGTTACGGTTAAACCGTTACGGAGGACAGGTTATGAAAGAATTCGTAAAAGATGAAAGACAAGGGAATATGAACAGTAGAAAAGAATACACCATAAAAATAAAAGTAGATACATACGAATTAGATGACGCGATCAAAAAGCTAAAAAGGCTTAATAAGTTAGCAAAAAAAAAATTGCCACGTGTAACATTTAGCACACATGGCAATTTAAACGAAAAGGAATTTATTGAGCTTCTAGGCAAGTACCAATGGAAATAGCAATTACTGATGATGTATCTAAAAGCAATGAACCAAGTTCTTGAACTGATCCAGATGAGATTAATTTAACATCCTTTAGTAGCAATGAATTCTCATCAAACAATAGATGCCTTTCAGAATTTGGGACATAATTTTTATTTAACGCTTTTTCTGTACTTTTTAGGCATTGATAGAGCAGCTTGGATTGAATATCAGACTCATCACTATATACAGGAAGCGCAGACAATAGACCAGCATTAGTAAGTAATATAAGCCGATTGCCATTTAATTCATTAGCTTCTAAAGAAACAGCAAATGCAATGATTTTCTTATGCATATCCATATAATCACCTCCTTTCAAGGTGATTATACAAACAATAAATAAAATTTATTAATGAATATACAAAATATACATGAATAATTTGTAAAAGGAGGTAGTTATGAATAAAGAATCACTCTATGAATTATGTTCGATATGCTTATGGATTTTAGCATTAGGTATATCCTCCAGCATAAGCATATTCATCTTAGTATGGATGTTCCGATTGGCATGTGGTTGCTAGGAGGTCTCCATGAACAAGATGTGTATCACAGTAGCGGAAGCTGCGGAGCTTGCCAGCGTACCGCAAGCCGTTATCCGAGAATGGGCGCAAGATTTTGACTTCCCGTCCATGAAAATCGGTAAACGTGGAGGTAAACGCCTTATCCACGTTGAGTCGTTTAATGCTTGGCTAGCGAAACGTTGCCAGGCACGAATAGGAGAGTAAACATGTTGAAATTAGTTTATGCACTTCGCATTATCGCAGCTGTATTAGCTGTTGGCGCCATGGGGAGCCTACAAATTGATGTAATCGACTTTTGGACTTGGTTTTGTCAAACCATGCTTGGTGTTACATTATGGATTTTAGCTGGATATTGGTTAGAAGATATCCACGAATTGGAAAAAGAAAAAGCCCGCTGGTGAAAAGTTAGAAGAAATTTCAGCGGACTTGGTAGAGTGATGATCTAATAATACTCTACCTGTATTGTACAAAATATAGGAGATAAACACAATGAACAAAACAGTATTAATGACAGCAACAATCGCATCTTTAGCAGTAAACGTAATGGCTGCTAATAACAATACTTTGGTAGGCACGGACAATAACATTACAGCTACTTCTCATAGCTCTTTGGTATCTGGGTACCAAAATACAATAAACGCTAACAACGCACTAGCATTTGGTACTAACAATACCGTTACTGGTGAAAACGGATTCGCAGGTGGCAATAATGCTACTGCTGCAGGACGTAATAGCTTTGCATTCGGTTCTCATGCCGAAAGTTTGGTAGAGTACACAGTAGCCATCGGTAATCAAGCTCGTGTGTCTAGTTATGACAGTGTAGCTATCGGCAACGGCGCCTTCGTATCCGGTGAATCTAGTGTGGCTCTAGGTCGTACCAACAACGTGACTGGCGAAAACTCCGTAGCAATCGGTGCTAACAATGGCACAGTAGCAGGCGGACAAAGTGCCGTTGTAGGGTACAACAATAAAATCGGTGCTGACAAAGAGCAGTTAGTATTTGGTTCTAACTCCGAATCTAGTGGCCAAGGAGCCCTAGTATTTGGTACACACTCCAAAGCCGTAGCAATGGACGCCGTTGCATTCGGTAACAACACGATTGCGGACAAATCGAATGCAGTTGCCATCGGTACAAATTCTGTTACCGATGATGCGGTAGGCGTTGAAGGCATTACCATTAATGGCACGAAACACGTATTTGCAGGGGAGCAACCTGCTAGCGTAGTAAGTTTTGGCGCTAAAGCCCGTGCAGGTGCAGGCGGGGTAACTCAATACAACCGCCAACTCACGAATGTGAGCGCTGGTCAAATCTCCGCTGATTCATTAGACGCTGTGAACGGCTCCCAGTTGTTCGCTGCAATTGATGAAATCGAAACAAACGCTAAACAAATTAACAAAAACAAGCAAAACATTAAAGATGTGGCAATCGGTTTGAACATGTTAGGCGATGTGGTGAATGATCATGAACAAGCTATTGCAGGTAATACTACTGCAATCACCAACAACACCAACCGCATCAATGGTAATACAAATGCGATTAATTCCCTTGGCCAAAACGTAGCTACTAATACAGCTGATATCCGTGTACTTGAAAAGGTAGCGGATAACCACGAAGGGCGCATTACTGATTTGGAACATCGTTCTACCAGCATGGCTAATGACATTAACAACAAAGTCAACAATCTTGGCCAACGTGTTAACAAGTTAGGCGCAAGTTCCGCAGCACTAGCAGGTCTGCACCCCCTTGAATATAACAAGAATGACAAAGGTAGTTTTGCTATTAGCTATGGTCGTTACCGTAACGCTAACGCAATTGCACTTGGCGCATTCTATAGCCCTAACGAAAAAGTACGCTTAGGATTCGGCATCACTTTAGGTGGTGAAACTCAATTCAATATTAATGCTGCATTCCGCACTGGTAGAGGCTCTGAATATGAACCACAAGCTAAGAATGGTGAGCTCGAACAACTTCGCCAGGAAGTAGAAACACTTAAAGCGTTAGTTAATAAATAAGGAGGTTACTATGCCGGAATTAACATCTAAAAAGGTGATGCCCACGATTAATACATTTGACTTTGATTTCTTTGCTGACAACAAAGGTAAAAGAAATGCAGCTCAAAAAGTATCAATTATTACAACTAATAGTTACATTAAACTTTCGCTAGCTGCATATAGAAAACTAAATGGACCTGAGTATTTTAGAGTTGGGATAGATATTGATAATAAAGCAATTTGTGTAGCACCAGCGTTATCTACAGAGACTTATATATTTAAGCCAACAGCAACACAAATCGAAAGAAATACTATTTATATATCTAAAAGTCGCAGTGTAATCAAAAGGCTTCGTGAACTTGGCATTCCAAAGATTGTAGAAGGTCGCTTAGTTGATGATGAATTGTTGTTTAAATTCTAAAGGAGAAACTATCATGGAAAATCAAAATATCTTAACTATTAAATTCAATACATTAGATGATCTAGCGGTGCAAGTGGCAGATTGGAACGAACGATTAAATCATCAGTGCTGCGGTAATTGCTCTAATATTGAAGCGCCTACAGTACCAGTTGGCGAGACTATTGATGTTGAAGTAGCGGCGTCTGAAGTTGCAAAAAAAGTAGATGTAAAACAACAACCTGAACCTGTTGAAGTTGAGCCAGCGCAAAAGGATGTTCCTGTAACCGATTTTGAAGGTAAGTTAGTAACAGATAAAAAAGAAGAAAAGGTTGAACAGGCAGAAGAACCTGTATCAGAACCTACTCCAGCTGAAACACCGACGGAAGAATCAACTCCAACAGAAACGCCAGACCAAGATGCAACATTAGATGTAACTGCTGAACCAGTAGATAAAAAAGCATTTTATGCTGAAATCCGTAATTGGATGGGTACGGATAAGGTTCGTGCCGGTAAAGTTCTTACAGTATTTAAAAAGCATGGCGTCGTAGGGAAAGTTTCTAGTGATGCTTTAACTGATGATATCATCACTGATTTGAAAACAGTAATGGCAGGGGAGGAATAATATGGCAAAGCAACAATTCAAAGCGCAAGCTGATATATGTAAAAAGTCGTTAGATGTATTACATAAGGCAATTGAACTCGATCCTGATAATACGGAAGAATACAACGCAGGTATCGCATACACAGAAAACGTTATGAAAGCCTCTAATGCCATTGTAAAAGCTTTTGATGTGGTTGAGCCTCCTAAGGCAGCTACGCCTAAAGAAAAAACGGAAGATGCGGCAAAGGAAGAAAAGCCAAAGCGTACCCGTAAGTCTAAAACAGCTAAAGAATCTACGCCAGTTGATAATGAACCTGCTACAGCCGAAACACAGCCAACGGTTGAGCCTAGTGTAGAAGATAACGCTGACCTCTTTGCTATGTTCGGCGACTAAAAGGAGGTATTCACTGTGGAGATTGTATCCAGTACCTATATTCACAAAATGTTCGATAGCGTAATTCTAGAGGCTCCTTATGGAGCAGAATACACAACTGTCCACCATATCGACTGTGGGTTTACGTTTGGGGGTAGCTGGCAGCGTAAATATTCATATCATAATGGATATGTTACCGGTGCCAAATACTACACCTGTCCAAACTGCCAAACATCTTCCAATCCTTGTGATCATAAAATTTACTATTCCATTAGTGATGAGAAAGTATATCCTGTGACCGCTTATGTGGAGGTTATTAATTACAAACATTTCTTAGATTTAAAAATTAGATACCAAGGCATACAGCTTTTCTTTGACGGTAGAAAAAACGACCACGGAATGTGTACGGAAACGTTGCGATTCGACTTTAAGAAACGCAAGGCTATCTTCATTGATAGATTTAGAATCCGTTATGAATTGACTGTTGATTACATTCGTGAAAATGAGATTATGCCTATACTTAAATTCTTTGGTGATTCATACGCAATGACAGACTTTAACAGAAAATTTTTAAACAAAACATTCAAAGCATTAAGGTCTATGTTTGAAAAACGATTAAAGGAAACATATGGGTATGGCGCTAAGGATGTATATGTAGCTCCTGGTGCCACTGAAGACAACGGCTATCATTTTACGATGCTGCTTAATATGATTTTAAAATTATCGGCACCGGATATGCCTAGTATTGTTAGCTTGATGAGACAGTATGTGCACTGGACTAATGCTTACTGCTTATATCGATATACAAATATTCCGTTTGAAGACGATGTATTGGCGGCTACAAGAAAGGGTATGAATTTTCAAGAAGCACTTAGACAATCATATAAGGCTCCCAATAGTAGAGCCTTGCGGAAGTGTATGGTTAATGATCCATTAAGCGTATATATGTCTGATGTTCTTAATCTCTTTGGTGATGAAAATTGTAGACGTACTATTCTAACGCTACAAAGAAGCTATGAAAGTGCTTGCCCTTATACAGGTAAGCTTCATAACGCTAATGATTTTCGTAAGGCGATGAAGTTAAATACACCTCACTCTAAGGACATGTGGCAGGAGCTAATTAAGCGATGTGGTGAGCCAGCGGTATTGCGCTGGATGTTATCCGAAGACATTCGTGATATCGAAGATTGTGTAGATATGTACACAAAACTCGATGCAAAATACCAAGATGTATTATGGACAAAACGATTCAAACTGAAGAACTTTCATGATGAAGTTATCAAAATCTTCAATAGGCAAGAGTACGGCGACGTAATGCTTCCGGAGGTTCCTCAATTACAAGCGGATGTAAACGGAATGCATTTTATGGTCCCAAGAACTGCAGCAGATTTAATGACTGCTGGTAAACGGTTAAAAAATTGTGTTGGCTCATACCGAGATAGAGTCATGAAAGGAACTACGGCAATAGTGCTAGTTACTGATGATGCTATGAAGCCGGTTGCATGCCTAGAATTGGCCAATAAGGGTAAGAAGAAAGGTCGTCAAATATTTGACTTAGTACAGGCTAAGCTCTTTGCTAATGAAATGCTTAAAAAGAATGCTCATATTAATTCGACGGTTATGCAATGGGCCAATCAATTAAAGATTGAACCGCATACCATCGATGTGGATGCCACTGTTGTATAGGAGATCACTATGAAACTCACAAAATTAGAATTACTAAATTTTAAAGGGCTAAAGTCATTTACCATAAATCTTAATGGCGATGTCGTAATCCGTGGTGATAATGCTACTGGTAAAACAACTGTATTTGACTCTGTGTGCTGGTTACTATTTGGCAAAGATAGCCTAGATAGGGCTGACTTTGAAATCAAAACATTGGATGGAGGAGAACCCATTCATAAAGTCAATCATGAAGTAACAGGTACCTTTACTTTAGATGAAGGTGGCACAGTAGAACTCAAACGTGTGTATCGTGAAAAGTATTCATCCCCTCGTGGTGGTGAAGTAACTATGACAGGCCACACGACAGATTATTTTGTTGATGGTGTTCCTAAAAAAGAAAAAGAATACAAAGAAATGGTTAGTTCACTTGTCGATGAAAGCATCTTCAAATTAATTACAAATCCATTGTATTTTAACGAAACGTACTCCTGGCAAAATCGTCGCAAGTTACTTTTGGAAATGTGCGGGGATATCTCAGACGAAGATGTTATCGCAAGCCATGATGAATTAAGACGATTGGCTGGACTGTTAGAGGGGAGAACAGTAGATGATCATCGTAAGGTGGTCGCAGCTAAGAAGACCGCCATAAATAAAGAGCTGGATATGATTCCAGTTCGCATTGATGAAGCTATGCGTAATAAACCTGAAATTACATCTGATAAAGCAAAACTCATTCGTGATATTGAAACCTTATCCGCTGGTATAGATGAAGTTGAAAAGCAAAAGGCAATTATTCAAAACGGGTTTAGTTCTACTGAAAAGGAATCTAAAATCCGTGATATTAACCGACAGTTAGAGGGGCAAAGCTCTAAAGTACTATCTGACTATCATAAACAAAAACAACGCTTGCGCGATGAATATGAAGCCTCTTTAACCAAACTAAAAATGGTGGAAGTAGACAGAGATAGATGTGCTGATAGACGAGATGAGCTCAATAAAGAAATTGAACGTGAGTCTAAACGCATTATAACCTTACAATCTGAATTTGATACGTTTAACGCACAACAATTCAATAAAGAATCTTGCCCTACTTGTGGCCAAGCACTACCCGCGGATAAGCAAGAGATTCTCGAGGCAGAGTTTAACACCAATAAATCTAAGAAGCTTGAGGAGTGGAAAGGGCTTATTGAAAGTGCAGTAAAGCTTAAAGCAAACTATGAAGAGCAACAAGAAATTATGGTGTCAAAGATTGATAGTTTAACTACTGAGGCATCTCAATATAATGATGCTTACAATGTTAAATTTAAAGAATATGAGGCATACTCTGAGCCTAATCTTGAAGATGATCCAGTCTATGCTGATTTGAAGGCTCAATTATTCTTACTAGAGATTGACGATGAACCAGGAGCTGATACTGAAAAACTTACTAAACTTGACGAAGAGTTGAGCTCTATGAAGTCTAAAAAAGCAGAGCTTGAGACTGAATTAAATAAATTTAAGCTTATTGATGATATTAACCATCGAATCTTTGAGTTAGAAAACCAACAAGAAAAGTTAGTGGCAGAAAAGAACGCACTTGATGAAGCGTCCTTCTTAATGGATGAATTCATTAAAGCAAAGGTCAACATGTTGGAAGAAAGCATTAATGCAAGGTTTAAACTAGCTCGATTCAAAATGTTTAATGTCATGTTGAATGGCAATGTAGAAGAATGTTGTGAAACTACCTATGAAGGAGTTCCATACCGCAGTATGAATAATGCAGCACGTATTAATGTAGGGTTAGATATCATTAATGCACTAACAAGTTATTACAAAGTGAATGCTCCGGTATTCATCGATAATGCAGAAGCAGTAACTGAATTCGTTCCAGTTAATAGTCAAACGATTAAGTTGATCGTTGATGAATCGAAACCGCAATTAACTGTTGAGGAGGTGTAGATATGAATGATTTACAGATTTTTAAGAACGATACATTTGGCCAAGTTCGTATTTTAGAAAAAGATAATGAATTATGGTTTGTTGCAAAGGACGTCGCTGATACTCTCGGGTACCAAAACGGTAGTCGAGATGTAAATCGACATACTGATGAAGAAGATAGAACAAAGACAATGGTGTTTGATGGTAATCAAAATAAAGAAACGATTTTAATTAATGAAAGCGGACTTTATTCCCTGGTACTATCCAGTAAACTACCAACGGCGAAACAATTTAAACGATGGGTTACGTCGGAAGTGATCCCACAAATTCGTAAGACTGGTGCGTATAGCATGAATATTCCCAAGTCATTGCCTGAAGCGTTAAGAGCCTATGCTAATGAAGTTGAGTTACACAATGCTACTAAAGCTATCGTGGCCCAACAGGAGCAGCAGATTGCTGAATTTAAACCAGTAAAAGATTATGTAGATAAAATCTTATCTAGTAAATCCTGCTTGACTATCACTCAGATTGCCGCTGACTACGGTATGAGCGCTCAAGAATTAAATAAAATCTTACATGAAGCTGGTTTACAACGTAAGGTCGGTGATCAATGGATTCTCTACAAGCAGCATATGTCTAAAGGGTTTACAAAATCCGAAACCTTTACGTTCTGCAGAAGTGATGGTCGCTTAGACTCTAAAATTACTACTAAATGGACCCAAAAGGGTCGTTTAGAAATTCATAATATTTTATCTAAATTAGATATCCACGCTGTATGCGAAAACGTGGCATAGGAGGTACATAATGGGTGAAGTAACAAAAGCACAAACTCAAACACCATCGCTTAAAACTATGGTGTCTAGTGAGTCGGTAAAGAAACGTTTTAATGAAATCTTGGGTAAAAAATCAGCGGCCTTTGTGTCCAGCTTGATTTCTGTATCTAATAATAATGAACTTTTATCAAAAGCAGACCCTACTACAGTTATTACTGCAGGTGTGATGGCAGCCACTTTAGATCTTCCAATCAACCAAAACCTTGGGTTTGCTTATATTGTTCCTTTCTACAATAGCAAGAAGAAAATTAATGAAGCTCAATTTCAAATGGGTTACAAAGGGTATATCCAGTTGGCCATGCGCACAGGTCAATATAAGACCATTAATGCTAGTGAAATCTATGAAGGCGAAATTAAACACCATAATAAACTTACAGGCGAATTCGAATTGGGTGAGCGAACTGGTGATAATGTAGTTGGCTACATCGCTTATTTCAAACTAATTAATGGTTTTGAAAAGTATTTATATATGTCTAAAGAAGACGCTGAAGCACACGCTATAAAGTATTCTCAAACATACAAAAAGGGTTTTGGCCTTTGGAAAACTGACTTTGACGCAATGGCTATCAAAACGGTACTCAAACGTTTGTTAAGTAAATATGGCATTCTATCAGTAGAAATGCAGAGCATGGCTAATGCAATCTCTGTAGATGGCGCCGTCATTCGTGATAATAATGGCGAACTCACCCCTGATTTTGAAGGTGAAACTATCGATGTTCAATCAGATGTGGCAGAAACCATTGCTAATAATGCAAATTCTGAAGCCATTGACATAGAACCTAGTCCTGCCAATGAGTTTGTTAATCCTGAAACTGGCGAAGCAGTTAATATGTTTGGTGATTAATTGTGATTAGCATTCAAGCATTCGGTAGTAGCTCCAAAGGGAATTGCTACCGAATCAAAACTTCAACCAATGGTGATGAACTGCTACTGGATGCAGGGCTATCCTTTAAAGAAATCCAACGGTATTGTAGATTTAACTTCTTGCATCTGTGTGGCGTATTAGTTACTCATGAACACGGGGATCATAGCAAAGCTGTCCACGATTTATTAAAGCTTGGCCACCGTGTATATATGTTAAAAGATACTGCGGATGCGTTATATGTAGCAGGACATCACAAAGCCATCTATATTACCCCAAAAGTTCAATTTACGATAGGTAATTTTAGTATTCTACCTTTTGAATTAGAACATGATGTTCCTAATGTTGGATTTTTAATTTCTGACGGTGAAGATAAACTCTTATATATTACCGACACCTATTATTGTCGGTACACATTTAAAGATGTGAATCACATTATGGTCGAGTGTAATCATTCTTATGAAATCCTGAACCAACGTGTTGACGATGGATGCCTACATGAGAAACGCATGGAACGATTAATTCAATCCCATTTTTCGTTAGAGAATGTTATTAAATTTCTAAAGTCTATGGACCTTACTAAGTGCCAAGACATTCGACTACTTCATTTATCTGATGAAAACTCTGATGCAGCTATGTTTAAGCAAGCTGTTGAAGCTGCCACCGGTAAATATGTAGTCGTAGAACAAGAAAGGTGTCCATTATGATTGTTAAATCTATTCAAATTACAGATAACGATATCAATATCGCCTATCAGAAACCATCTGCTACAGGCTTGACCGATGTCTTTACCATTAAATCTAAAGATGATCCACGACCTGAACTCATGCAAGCCTTCAGCCGACTACAGGCTATTATGAAAAAGAACTTTGAATTCCTGGAAGAGTTTAATATCCCGTTTGTCGTAAGACAATTCAAGTTTAAATATGGCGTTATCGATGACGTGGTGGAGAAAGTCAGCGTTGAAGGCATTATACAAGATGCAACCTCAACTGATGAACTGAAGTTTAAGACCGATTGGTTACCGGTAGAATATGCAGACCGTACATTCGCTATTTCAGTACAAGACTTGATTGATGAATGCATTAAGTTTATTATGGGACGTCGAGCCCAGGATAGTTTATTTGTAGATGAGGAATGATGAATGGCCAAGGATGTATATTACTTCAGCCACGATGTTAATGCGAGCAATGATCCTAAAATCGTGGCAATGGAGTCAGAGTTTGGGGTTATTTCATATGCCTGGTGGTGGAAATTAATTGAAAAACTAGCTTCATCTGAGGACTACAGACTGCCTTTTAAAAAATACACATTTATAGCTCTCGATAAAGAACTAGGAATTTTGAACGAAAATGAACGACCGTTGAACGAAAATGAACGACCGTTGAACGAAAATGAACGACCGTTGAACGAAAATGAACACACT